CAGGTGGAAATGGCGGTGGAAGTTCTGGTCAAGGTGGAGGCGGTGGAGGCGGTGCTGGAGCAGTAGGCTCTAATGCTTCGGCGAATGTTGGTGGTAATGGTGGAAACGGAACAGCATCGATTATTAGCGGAGCATCTGTTACTTATGCTGGTGGTGGTGGCGGTGGAGGTGAGGGAACATCTCCCGGCTCTGGAACTGGAGGCGCTGGTGGCGGTGGAAATGGTGCATCAAATGTATCCGGAACGCTTACCCCTGGGGCAAATGGAACAGTAAACACTGGCGGCGGTGGTGGTGGCGGAACATCAAATTCAACTAGCATTGGCGGCTCCGGTATCGTAATTATTTCTTGGAGTTGAGATGGATTATCCCGGTGGCTTTATAACCAAGAATCCACCCACTCCAACGGGTGGGTTTGCAGGCACGGCATCAGGCGTTTGGAAGTTGCCGACCGTGCTGAACTACGTCAAAGCAGGCCAATGGCCTGTCGGTGGTGGCGTTACCGAGATCATCACATTTACCGGCTCGGCTACTTGGACCGCTCCTGCAAACGTCACGTCGGTTGATTACTTAGTTATTGGCGGTGGGGGTGGAGGTGGTGGTGGGCACGCCGGGGGCGGAGGTGCCGGAGGTTTTAGAACAGGTACTGGGCTTGCAGTAACCGCTGGTACGACATACACCATTACGGTAGGTGCTGGCGGGACTGGTGGCGCAACCGGAGCATCTCCCGGCATTGTTGGTTCAGATTCTGTTTTCTCTTCCGTTACTTCTTCCGGTGGTGGGTTTGGAGCAAGAAGTGATGGTGGTTATGTTACCGGTGGCTCAGGAGGTTCAGGCGGTGGTGGCGGAAACGGTGGTAGTGGGGGAACCGGAAATACGCCTTCAGTAAGCCCTAGTCAAGGTAATAATGGAGGCTCTAGCTCTAATTCCAGCCCGAATTATGGTGGTGGGGGAGGCGGTGGATCTAACCTAAGCCCCGCTGCAACTGGGTCAAATGGCACATCTACAGCAGGTGGTAACGGCGGCGCTGGTACAGCTTCTACAATTTCTGGACCGTCCGTGACCTATGCTGGTGGGGGCGGCGGAGGAACATATAACGGAGGTACGGCCGGAACGGGGGGTTCTGGAGGGGGAGGTGCTGGTGCAAACGCAAGCCCTTCTACAACTGGAACTTCTGGTAGTGCGAATACTGGCGGTGGCGGTGGGGGTGCCGGTTATGGCCCTGCTCCGGGTGGGTCGGGAGGCACAGGCGGCTCAGGTGTCGTCATCCTCAAATACACTCGTGGCCCAACGACAAGCCCTGCAATCTTCACTGGCTCAGGTTCATGGACCGCACCTACTGGTGTAACTTCAGTTAACTACCTAGTGGTTGCGGGTGGAGGCGGGGGTGGCGCGGGAGCTGGTGGTGGCGGTGGAGCAGGCGGTTTCCGCACTGGTACAGGTTTTTCTGTAACTGCTGGAACTACTTACACAATTACCGTTGGTGCTGGAGGTGCTTCAGTTAAGCCAAACAACGCAGGTAATAATGGATCAGATTCAGTATTTTCAACAATAACTGCTAATGGTGGCGGTGGTGGAGGAACCTATTCTCCTTCCACTGCTGGTAAAAACGGCGGATCTGGTGGTGGCGGTGCTGGTGAAGCAGGGTCTGCTGGTGGATCTGGAAACACACCTTCTGTATCCCCTTCTCAAGGAAGTAATGGAGGCGCAGGCTACGGAGCGCCAAGTGGCGGTGGAGGGGGTGGAGGCGGAGCCACTTCTGCTGGGGCGACTTCAACAAGCACTACTGGCGGAGCTGGCGGAGCTGGAACTGCATCCTCTATTTCTGGTTCATCTGTAACTTATGCAGGGGGCGGTGGTGGTGGCTCTTCTTCTGGTGCCGGGGGTGCTGGAGGCAGTGGAGGAGGAGGTACTGGTGGTTCTGGTTCTGGAGACGGAGTTGCAGGTACAGTAAACACTGGAGGCGGAGGCGGTGGTGGATGGCAAGACATAGCAGGAGTAGATAGCGGCTCCGGCGGCTCAGGTATCGTAATTATTTCATGGAGTTAATTTATGCAAGACAAGATTTATCGTATGGTTGGCATTGACACAGCAATGGAATTGCTTCGCCCCGGTGCAAAATGGGAAATCTCAAACACGATGTTTACGCGTTGGGAAGATCCTCGACCATGCCCTACGATAGAAGAAGTTTTTGCAACGATTGACAAGATCCGTGCATTTGAAGATTCCATCGAAACCGTTTGGTTGCCAGAGCAGTACACAGCCATTAAAGGCCATAACGACATGATCCAAAAGGCTATGAACGGATGAACATCCACAACCTATTCCCGATACCCGTTGGGTTTTTTGATCTAGGCAGGTCGCTGTCGGATGAAGAGCTTGCGTTTATCAAGGGTCAAGAAACTCGCAGCAATACCGGTAATCGGACCTCGGTCAACAACGATATTCTGAACTCTGAAGAACTGATCCACTTGTTGGACTTTTTTCTTATCAGCATGGATGAGTATTTCAAAGCAACGACCAATCCTAAAAACGACACGCGCTTGTTCATCACGCAAAGCTGGCTTAACTACACCGAAAAGGGTCAGTTTCACCACAAGCACGCACACCCTAACAGCTACGTCTCAGGGGTGTTTTATGCCGACACAAATCCAGACGACAAGATCTATTTCTACCGCAGTGGCTATCAGCAACTGAAGGTTCCACCTAAAGATTGGAACGCTTACAACTCTGAAAGCTGGTGGTTTGAAGCCGTGCCGGGGCGTTTGATTATGTTCCCATCATCGCTAGAGCACATGGTCCCTAATGTCGAAGGTAACGGCACAAGGATTAGCTTGTCGTTCAACACGTTTTTGTCAGGTGCGGTTGGTGATGATATGTCGCTGACTGGTTTGAAACTAAGTCATGACCTTGCTTAAGTCACAGCATAATGACTACCCGCATTTCTACGCGGAGTACGCCCTTGAAGATCTAGGCGTCTTCATGGATAAGTTACCTATGCACTTTATGCCTGTGATTGAAGAGGACATTAAAAAACGGGGCATGGTTCACCCAATCATTATATTTAGTCCTTACAAAGAGTACCAGACAGATCCAAATCCAAAATTAGCGCCACATACAAAGCGAGAAGTGTTACGGGTTTATATGGGGCATAAACGGATTTGGGTGGCGCAGAAGCTAGGGTTTACTCATATTTCTGCATATCATGTGCGTACAGATGACGATGCGCGTCACTTGTGCGGTGTAACAACTATTCGTGAATTTTGTCCTAATTAAAGGAGTAAAAAATGGCTCATTTTGCCGAAATCGATCAGTTTGGAAAAGTAAAGCGTGTCATTGTGGTTGATAACAAGGACACAGCAGACGCACTGGGCGTTGAAAAAGAGCACATTGGCGCAGCCTTCTGCGAGAAGCTTTTTGGCGGCACTTGGAAGCAAACATCTTATAACGGTAACTTCCGCAAAAATTACGCTGGCATTGGCTACACATGGGATGCAGCGCGTGATGCGTTTATTCCGCCGCAGCCTTTTCCTTCTTGGGTAATTAACGAGGCCACCTGCCAGTGGCAAGCACCTGTTGCTATGCCGACTGATGGAAAGATGTATACATGGAACGAAGCAACCCAAGCATGGGATAAAGTAGTAGATGTTTGACTTACTATCCGGCGGTCTCCTCGGCTCCATATTCGGTGGCTTGTTCAGGCTTGCCCCTGAAGTCCTGAAGTTCCTAGACAAGAAGAACGAGCGCCAGCACGAGCTATCCATGTTCCAACTCCAGACCGACCTTGAGAAGATGCGGGGCGAGTTCAAGATGGAGGAGAAGTATGTTGACTACAGCATCCAGCAAATGGATACGATTAAAGCTGCGTTTCAAGAGCAAGCTGAAACGGCTAAGGCAGCGGGTTGGTTCATGTCGTTTATTTCAGCTTCAGTACGTCCCGGCGTAACGTGGTTTCTGTTCTTTATGTACGCAGGAGTTAAGGCAGCGGCTTTGTTTATTGCGTTTCAAACCAATGCGAATTGGGCCGAGGTGCTTATTAAAACGTGGGATGAAGATGATTTTGGGATGCTGTCTATGGTGCTGTCATTTTATTTTATTGGCAGAAGCGTGGAGAAATACCAAAAGTCATGAATGAAGCCAAGCAGCTTTGCAAGGATGTATTAATTAAGCCCTTTGAAGGCTTAGCAAAGCGTTTGCCTGATGGACGAGTAACTGCTTATCCCGATCCCGGAACCCGTGGACATCCTTGGACGATTGGGTGGGGTGCGACAGGGCCAGAGATTCAGCCGGGGACGATTTGGACGATGCAGCAGTGTGAGGATGCGCTAGATCATCACGTTGAGTATTTTGTGCGGGGTTTGCTGAAGTTTTCCCCCAAGATTGCTAACGCTTCACCCCGACGCATTGCCGCCGTGACTAGCTGGGTCTACAATTGCGGCTTAGGAAACTACAGGGTTTCCACGTTCAAGAAGCGCGTTGATGCGGGGGATTGGGATGGTGCAGCCGATCAATGTATGTTGTGGAACAAAGCTGCTGGAAGAGTTCTCCCCGGACTCACTCGCCGCCGTGCGGCAGAAGCTGCCTTGATGAGGTGATGAATGCCCTTTCTCAAACTCAATTTTAGACCTGGGGTTAACCGAGACCAGACTAGCTATTC